CCTCTTTCTTAGCTTTAGTATAAGGGTCGTCATAGTATTTCTCTCTAGCATAATCACGGTGTAGGAAAGGGTGCTGTTTGAGATAGTCTCTCATGGCTCCCTGTTGGATCCTAACCTTGCTCTTATACTTGTCTATCAGCTCGCTGTCTCCTAGTTTTTCTGCAACGTGTAGAAATTCCTTGGACTGTCTGATAGACCTCTCTAGGGCCCTCTGTTTAGCCTGAGCGTTTGCGTTTTCTATCGCTTGCTCTGGTGTCAAGTCTCTTAACTCGTCGGGCAAATCGGGCTTGTAGTTGGCTCCTGGAATGTAGGGAGTCATCTCATGAGTACAGTTAATACCCTGACATCCCCAAGCGTATCCATAGCCGTAGTCTGATAGTGCCAAAATACGCTCCCCAGCCTCTGTCCTAGCAACTCCAGTGGTTACTATCTGATGTTGCAAAGGAGCGCACATCTCTCTAGCTGTGGCTTTTTTGTGATAGTAAAAGGTATCTATACCCAACTCCTCAGCTGGAGCCATCCTGACCTCACGATAGACACGCCAAGCCGTCGATTTGATGACTTGCCTAGCGTATGTGTCGGCTTTCCAGTGCTTGCCTTGGCTGTCAGTAAAGCCGTAAAAGCCTTTTTTAGCCCATTTCATGACTGTATCAGAGATAGCCTTGTCTGAGGTAGTGAGCCCTGTAACAACCTTGGCCACGCTCTCCTGGACAATGGACTGATATACCTTTCTTACACTCATTGGTAGAGTGGTGTTGATGAGGTTGTCTATATCCCCCATGGCCTGATTGACATAAGCAGCTAGATTGGTCTGAATGATAGAGTTACCAGCAAAACCACCTCCAGCAGTAGCCTCTAAAAGCTGTTGTTTGGTATCTTTGTAGATTTTGTAGCCCTCGTTTTGGATAACATGCCTAAGCTGTTCCTCAGCAATCCCTGAGCGGTCGGAAATGAGCTTGACATTGTCCTCATTGAGTAGGCCCATCTCATTCATTTTCTCAAGTTGCCAAATATAAGGGTTATCATCAAGACTAGCAGAGCCACGCTCTTTGATACGGTCTATAACCTGGTCAAAAAGGTCAAGAGTTAGCTGATGATAGATGTCTGCAACGTTACTAGCGTCAAGCATTAACTGCTCATCATTTAGTTTGATTGGTTTCTTCTCTTTCATAAGCTCTTACAAGTCCCTCAGTTATTAGCTTGCTTGGGCTTTTTATTCCAAATAAACGCCTCAGCCTATCAATTACCATAAATTTCAACATCTTCATCACTCCTGCCGTCGTTAGCCTCGCTGATAGCATTGCCACTGATTTCAGCTTTGATTTGCTTAGCTTTTTCAGGCGTAACATTCAAAACTTTCTCAATAGCCATGACATCCGTGGCAAAGCCAGCATTTACAACCTTAACCCAGTAGTCCAGCTCAGCGTTTCGGTCTGTAAAGACTCCATCATCAAGGTTAATGCTGATTTTCTCCATGTCAGGGATGTTTCCCTTGTAGAGCCCGTAGGCTTTGCCTAGCTCTAACATTGAGATAATGAGCTCTTTCAGTGACTGCTCTACTAAGCTGACAATGCTGTTTCTCATCTGATAGGTGTCTGAGTTCTCGCTGACAACCTCAGTAGCCGTCTTCAAGCTCTTGCCGTCAAAGGTGAACGTGCCAGAAGATACTCCTATCTGCATTTCAAAGATTGCCAGGATCTTATTGATAGCCTTGATATAGTCATCCGATCGGATAGGTGTAGTAAGGTCAGTAATGCCTACACCCTTATCCATATCACCTGAGTCAATCTGCTCATAGACATTACGCCCAGCCTCAAACTCACGCTTGACTGTGACATTCTCGCCCTCCTGGTTGTACTCAACTTTAACCATTTGACTAGGAACGGCCACTCTGCGCTGACCCATCTTAATCTCCCACATGAACTCATCATAGGTCGTATTAAGAAAGTCCATTGTGGTCTTAGCGTTGTCAAAGATAGACAGCCCAAGAGCTGAGTTAATATCTTTATTATTCATCCCTGGCATCTTCAAGTAAGTAAAGAGCGGACGACTCAAGCCGTTCAGGTCTACTACTTCTTCAAGATCCTCATAGAGGTCTGACAGAGGAACCCTAGAGCCTACCACGTTCTGATTATCCGACTTGTAGAGCTCATTAGTGACTGTGTACTTGTCATCTTTGCCCCATTCGTGCAGCTCAATCAGTGTGTAAAACTTCTGCTTGTTACCCTCTGACTTGGTTGTCTTAGTAATGATAGCAGCGCTAGAGACGTCCTGCGTGTTTGATTGCAGAGGCAAAAAGACAGGAGCTTGAATGAAAGAGACTCTTACTTTGTCTCTATCGACGTATGGCCTCATAGCCAAGCCACCAAGTGCCAAACCACTTTCCAGGTAGCGCTCAAAATTCTTAACAAATCTATCATCTTGTAGCTGTTTCTGAATGAATTTGTTAGCGTCCTTATCATCTAGCTTAATTTCAGCCTGCTCATTAAATACTAGACTTGCAATCTTCTTGGCTGCGGTGCACCCAATAGGCAGATGGTTGAAAGCTCGCTTTTGAGGCGTGCCATTGCTGTCAGTGTACTCAATCTGTGGATAATATCCTGCATAATACTTGAGATTTTCCCTAATGCGGTCATATTCTGTGGATGACACTGCGATTTTAGGGTGGTCAGTGATATTCGTTAAGTTCTGTGTTGTCATCACATACTTGCTCCTTGTGAAAAAATTCTTGATAGTCTGTACTATTCCCATTATTGGCTCCTTTAGGCTTTTAGTCTTAACTCTCTAGCGTTGTCCAGGACAAAATACTTGAACTCGTCTACCGTGTGGTCATCTTCCTTGATGACTTTTGGGTCATCAGTATTGAGTGACTTGTCATCATAGCGGTACATCTTATGCTCCTCAACGAAAACCTTATTATTAGGGATGTCAAGGTAGTAGAAACGCCCCTCAGCTAGTAAGCTAATAACCATGTCTATCATGGTCTGATTTTTCTTCTTAGCCACAGGGTGCCAGCGCTCGCCATAATCTTTGAAATACTGGTTACGCAAAGCCCCCTCAGCACTATCAATGGTCATCTTGAGTTTAGGTACTCTGTAGGTCTTCATGACCTTGTCTATAAAGTCATGGATCATCACAGAGAGCTCACTAGGGGCCTTTTTGATGATCTTTCCAGCTGGTGAGTAGTAAAACGTATCAAGCAAGATAACATTACCCTTGGCAGTTAGCCCATAAGCTCCACAGGCCGTCGCTGATTGCTGGTGTCCTGTATCCAGGGCAAATGATATACCTATCACTTTGTCGTTGTCTGGGAGGCTCTCTAGTGGCTTAAAATAGCTCATGTTATAGACATGATTACCTAAACCGATTACCTCGCCTAAATACATCCAGCGGTAGTAGTCAGGGTCCGTCTCCTTGTAGCGTTCTATCTTGTCTTTCATCTGCTTAGACAAAAAACCTAGCTTGTCATCAAGGTAGGTGCTGTGATGTATCATGTAAGTTGGGTCACTAGCTTTCTCTGCCACCCACTCATTTATCCAATCGTAAGGATTGCGTGGGGGGTTGTATGTGAAATAGACCTTGACCTCTTTGCCGTTTGGCAGCTCTTGACGGATGAAAGTATCCTCAACTATATCAATGTCCTCACGGCCTGCGAACTCAGCCAATTCCTCAAACCATACGGCCATTACATAGCCTTTGGCTATCTTTTGGGATTTGAGTTTCATTGGATCGTCCACGCCGTAGAAATAAAAGGCTGTACCTGTCTTCTTATGTGTGATTTGTAAGGGTGATTTCCCAAATTTGAACTGATTAGCTAGCCCCATCTCATAGATGGCCCATCTTATCTGCTCATACACGGACATTCTCAGGTATTTACCTACTTTTCGCAAGACTACCACATTCCCCATAGGGTCGTTGATAAAGTCATTTACAAGGTCAATGGATACTACAGAGGACTTAGTAGAGGCACGGCCACCCTTGAGAACTATGTGGCTCTTGGGCGTGTAGAGGACTTTATCAAATACTGGGTTAATCAGTTTCGCTAGGTTCAGTATCGCCATTATACTCACTCCTATCAAATGTAAATCCAGTAATCACTGTGTCATCTTCATCACTAGAGCCTAATTGAGCCTTGAGATTATCAATCCTCAAGCGTTGCTCCTCAGTAACAAGAGGGGAGCGTGTGAGCTCGTCATAGGTCTTAATCATGCTCTTAAGCTCTGACTGAGCCCTTGCCATTGCAGCTAAGGCCTTGCCTTGCTTATCCCATGCCGTATGATGTTCATAACCTACACCACCTTTAGAATGCGCTGAGCATGTAGTAGATTAGCATAGGTCAGCGTGATATTCTCCCAAAGGATGTCAATGGGGCTCATGGCCCTCACTTCATCCACAAGCTCAGAGATACCCTCAGGGAGGAACCGTCTTCTTAAGCCGTGAGTCACAGCGTTTGAGTTCCCTTTAGGGGCTCCATGGCCTACTGCGTTCTTATTCCCAATAGGTGCACCTCTTGACTTTTTGGGTGCACCCTTTTTGCCACGGCTCCATCCGTGTCTACGTTGCCACGATTTGACAGTATTGATTGAGACATTATGCTTAGCTGCAATGTCTTTATACTTCATA